GTGGCCTTTCGGCCACCCCTTTGATACGGAACTAGTGATAACCTACCAAAACGGTAGAACACAAAGCCGTACTTACTAACATGCGCTATCGAAATCGGTCCACCACATTGGGGACCTCTCCAAAGACCAAGACTGACCTGATAACAGGCGTCCAGACCTCTGACGGCACTAACGCCGCTCTGGTAGATAGCGAGTCCCACTTCTGGGACACGGTTGGCGGTGGAAACAAGGTGACAAAGCCTTGCGTCCACCTTAACTGGTTGTTAGAGAGCATAATCCCTAGGTCCGTTGTGGACACTAGTGATATGTCTAACGCTCCGAACCCTCGTACTCGGCGTGATGGGCGTGTGGATCTTCCATACGCTTCCTACAGGCCGTCTGCCATTTATGGCGACGCTGTAGCGTTCATTCCGGTTACTGAGACTTCGTCCGATGCACTTGGAAAATGCGTTTTTGATGCATATAACAAGTTCATTACTGGCGTTACCGCGCTGAATAGCAGTGTATCCATCGCAGAGCTGGGGGAAACCCCAAATCTGTTTGGACTCTGGCAGCGCAGATTGTCTGCTCCTCATAACATTGTGAATGGTTTTCTTAACTATTCCTTTGGTTGGAGGCCCATCTATAGCGATTTAGTCGCTATCAAGAGGGAGTTGAAGACATTTCCGATGACCGTTCGGAAGAGATTAAAAGCTATCGGCAACGGGGAAGTAGTCCGGCACTTCAAGTTCCGGCTAAATGATACCGTTGACGATCTCGCGGTGACGTACGCAGCTGGTGTTGACGGCCCATATGAATGGTGTCGTTACAACAGAAGCGTATTAACCCGGTCAAAGAGTCGGGTAGTCGTGGTGACTATCCGTGCTAATGTGAAGCCCAAACTTGGGCCCGAGGCACAGGCTATCCTAGATAAACTAGGGGCCGCTGGTGCTATTCCATCATTGGCAACGCTCTGGTCGATTACAAGGTTATCCTTCGTAGTCGACTGGTTCTACAACATAGGAGGCGCAATAGAAAACCTTCAAGGTTGCCTTACCCACGACGTTAGTAACGTTCAGGTATGCGTCTCTGACTTGCGCGAGCGTAAGCTCGCGTTCAAGTGGGAGGATCTCGGAGGTAACCCCTACGAGTATGCAGTGGTGAATCAGAGGTACTACGCACGCAGTAATGCGGTCGTACCCTTCTTACCGTCACTGACTTATCCTCGCCGGATTATGCCCTATGTTCTACTCGGAGCATTGGGACTGGTCCAAACCAAGCTAGGTGGAAAGATTCTCAATCTGGGTAAAACCAAATTGGGAACCAAAATCCTAGCCAAGGTTCCGAAGCTGAATATCCCCGACTTAAACATCGGGGCGCTTCGCAATCGTCTATTGAGTGACCGAGCCTTTCGTAAGAAAGTGTTCGGAAACAAGATAGGCCGACTCAGTCGTTGAAATAGCTTATATACCTATCCTTCGTATATAGTCTTATTTGGTGGGGACTCTCCTGCCATTACCATAGTCTCGCGTGACTTAAAAACGCAAAACCACATGACAAATCCGATCACCCTGTTGACCACTCACGTGTTCAACAAGACCGCCACGTTGGTTCCTTCCGGCTGTGTCCTTACGGACATTTCCAGAGGAATTACGTTACCCGACCGCATTCGAATTGCCCATACTGAGCAAAAGAACGCCGTCGAGCCCGGCAGCATTGACAAGCTGTCTGTGATCTCCCTGCAGTACACCTATGTGAATGCAGACGGGGTCGTCAAATATGTCCAGTACTCTGTTAACCGGCGCGCGCCCGACGATTGCCCTGCGGCAACCGACACGGACGCGTTCAACCTGTTGATGGATTACTTCTTCAGCGCCAAGACTGATCGGGCCGCGAATATCGCGGACCTCAAGAACGGCGTTGTTGTCTAACCAAGATCAAGTAAACTGTCCCACACGGGGCTTTAACACAGTATTATACCATGTACAAGTCCAATGATGAGTCAGCTGATCGTTATTCTATTCTGAAGTGCGCATATCCAAACGCACGGAAGGATATCCTAACTTGGCTCGCGAGCTGGTCATACGTCGAGGCGCCCTCACGGGCTGTTTCGAAGCAGATCAGCGCGCTTCTTGCTAGGAATGGGATACTGCATCGGATTGTTCCGATGCTATCGGGTACTGTTGAAGGTACACGATACAGAATATTCCCGTGCATACCCTTGCGGGTCGGCATGAGATGGTTAGCCAATATGGGGGTTGATGCTGAGTCGCCTTACGGCCTCAGCACCCGCCTCCCAAAGAAACTATAACCCACGACGGAGTAAGACACCGTTATGGTACGGGCTCCCTTCGGGGGAGAGTATCTTGGTGATCGAATCCTTAGGATTAATGTGTTGATTATGAAATTACAAGCAATATATGATCGCCTGCAATGTGACCTAGCCAGCATATACGGGATTTGCCCGCAACTGGATAGTTCTAGGGCGCCTCGATACGAGGCGCTATGGAAGAACCTATTAGACGTCATTGAATGGCTCGGCACTGAGAAGTGCTCTGACATTCATGATATTCTGACGGTCGAAAGGCCCGACGATTCGTACTGCCTGTTGCAAACTCCACGTGATGTGGAACTGCATCGGGTACTCAAGGGACAGGGTCCGGAAGCGTCAAGCTTCTTTATCCCCATACCTCACGAACTAGTTAGTCTGGTGTATACGTTCTGTGCTGCACGCAACCCGCGTGTGTTACAGCTATTACGCCAGATCTGTTTGCTCACATATAAGTCTAAGTCCAATGAAGTCACAAACGAACAGGAGGCACGTGCTATTGCTGGTTTTAGTAGTAGAAATGCTACTTGCCAGAAACTGTCAGAGGCCCATTACCGACTACTCAGTCGAGATTCGGGCCCTGCCGGCAAAACAATAGTCATGGCTAGACTCCTTATCAACATCATCCTGGATCGGTGCGACTGGAGTAATATCCAGCCGTCCCATGGTCCAGGTGCAGTGTCTGATAGTAAGAAGGGTCTTGATAAGTGGAAGAACCTCGATGGTCGAACGAGTCGCTTATGCGACAAATTCTACCCTCTCGCGGAATACTTCTCGCCTACCCCGGACTTATTTGATTATAAGTCCGCCAGCTATAGCAATCCATATTGCAAGCTGGCTATCGTGCCGAAGGACCGCAGAGGCCCCCGCGTTATTTGCACTCAGCCCGTTGGGCTGATGTGGATACAGCAGGGTCAATGGAAGTCCATGAAGCGAACGATAGAGACCGCCCGCATCCTACGTACGAGCCAGGCTATGACAAACCTGGGTATCGGCTGTTCGATTAAGTTCGATAAACAGCAGCAGAATGGTAGCCTTGCTCTTGAGTCCTCGCGGACCCGGGAGTTTGCTACTATAGACCTGTCGGATGCTAGTGACCTGATCAGTTGGGGATTGGTAAGGTTTCTCCTTAATAAGAGGAATCGCCAGTTCCTGGCTGCCTCTCGGGCTACTCACGTAAAGATACATGACGATCTCGTAAAGTTGCATATGTTCGCCCCTATGGGGTCGGCCGTATGTTTTCCAGTCGAGACGCTTGTTTTCTGGTGTATCGCCACTGCGGCAACACTTGTGAGAAGCGGTGTGATATACGAAGAACTGCGAGGGCGAGCCGAGAAAATTCTCAGCTCGTATCCAAGCGAAGTATTCGTTTTTGGTGATGACATTCTTGTCCGCCGTGAGGCTTGCAAGGATGTTTGCGAGCGTTTCCTTGACGTAGGCTTCAAGCCGAATCAGCGGAAGACGTTTAGCGAGGGATTCTATAGGGAATCCTGTGGTGTTGATGCATTCTATGGACACGAACTAAAGATCGTGCGCCTACAGAGCCTCACCCTCACCAGTATGTCGGATGCCTATGCTAGTATCGAGCTTGCAAATAGAGCTCGAGGCATGGGCATGATCCAGTTAGCTGAATACCTAGAATGCCAAGTCGAATCCTTTTTGGGATTCGGCTTAGCCGCCGGCTGTGCTGGCGGTGCATTCTGGACTAGAAACTGGCCTAGCAACGTATGGGGGCAACATCAAGCCCTCCTGTGGAACCTGCGACATAATCGGAAGATTAGGTATAACTACCTTCTTGACTATTATGAAGCTAGGACCATAGTTGCTAGCCCGCGCGTTGACAACGCGCCGGAAGACGGTAGGTACCGTCTGTTTCGTGGTTTGACCACGACCGTCGATGAACATACCAAGGACTGGCTGAAACCAGACAGTCTGCAGTATTATCTGGGGTGGACTAGGGCGTTTTAGACTCCTAGTTTGCCGAAGCACTCGTTTATCGAGTGGTGAGTAATTCTCACGTCCCTTCAAGAACCCACGCGCAGGCGC